TTTGCGTGAGAAAAAGGTGAAACCTGCAGCTGTTGCTATGAGTTATGATGAACAAAATACGATAGTTGAAGGTAAAGTGAGTAAAAATATGTGTAAATTTTCTCTGCATGTTTTTGATGGAGAAAATGAAGTTCATTCTCGTGTTTTCGGATCTGGTTTATGTGTTGGTTCAGATATTTTTGTTATACCTTATCACTTTTGGTTTCGTTGGGTGGAAATGCGAAATTATTGGAATACTCATAATTTGGAAGTGAAATTAAAACTACATTGGACGGAGAAACTAAGTGTTTTCTTAGATTGGAGCATAATTACAACTTGTAAGCTTGATTATAAGCATAGTGAAGATTTAGTGTTTTTACGCATTAATAAGCTGGTTCAGAGACCACATCTTAAAAAGTTTTTTACTAGAGCAGAAGATCGGCCATCATTATATGAAATGTATTTATTTGGTATGCGTGCTAGTACTTTTAATTTGTCCTCGATTAGTGTTCAAAATGGAGAGTATGTTGATACAGTTTATCGGCATGAGAGTCGAGATGATCCTCTTTATGGGGGTAAATTTGAAATTCGAGAAGTGGTTATTCCTCGTTGCCTTAAATATTATAATTGTTTATGTACAGTTGGTGATTGCGGTACCTTGTTAATGAATTGTGATAGTGCAACGAACTGTCGTAAAATCATGGCTATGCACACAGCTGGTGATCCAACTGAAAGGTATGGTTTGGGATCTTTGATATTTTATGAAGATATAGAGGAGGCCTTTGATAGATTGTATGGCGATGAACAAGTTATAACTACTATTGCTATGGAGTACGAAGAACCTCGAGAATATGCTAGTGATTTAACTGCGATTGGATTACAAGTGTTAGGTAGATTGCCCAAAATAGTTGAACCCGAATTTAACGTAGATCGTTATCCAGTTATGACGCTGCCTCGTAAGAGTAAGATTAGTAAATCCTTGGTGTACGATATAATGGAACAAGACTATGGACCAAGTACTGTAGCTCCAGCCCATTTACGTCCATTTGAAAAAGATGGTGAAAAAATTTTTCCAATGTTGAAAGCAATGCGAAAGATAGCAGTACTATCACCATCTCCGTCAATGGAAGAGTGTGAGATAATATCTGATCACGTTGCAGAAACTATTATGAGTTGGCGATCTCCGTGTTCGCCATTTATATTAGATGAAGACCAATTTATAAATGGTGTAGAAAACCTTAGGAGTGTTGAAATGACAACTTCTGCGGGTTATCCTTATGTGGTGTTGAATAACACAAGCGGAAAACATCCTTTTTTTGAGAAAGTGAGTGATACACCAACTAAATATAAAATGGGTTCCTATTTAC